TGAGCATAGTAAACTGCTCGGGCATTTCCCAATCGTCGAAAGTACCCTCAAGGTCCTCGTCGAGCGTATCGGAGTCTGCGTCAAACTTAGCCAAAATACCACCCTTAGAGAGACAGTTCTTAAGAATGATAGTCTGACGACCCACAGACGCGGTTGGGTCTTCATTTGTTACCTGAATATCAAAGAGAGGCATGATACCAGTCTTTTTGTACTCAAGCCACATAGCTCTCATGACGGACTGATTGTAGTGAGCAGTGCCGCTCCAAGAGCCGGTCCAGCCAGCAGGCTTGTTGCCCTTGCCGGTTTTACCGAGAATCGGCACCTCTACGACATTGACTTCAATGCTGGACTCAAAAGAGTAGAGCTGCATGAAGCAATATCTGTTACCGTCAGCCATAGTTACGTACGCAGAAGCCTGAGAGCCGGCGATTGCGTCCATAGCGTTCATAATAGCCTGATTCATAGATTCTTACCTCCTTACGCCACAACAACGCTCATGTAGAGCTGGCTCATAGCGTTAATAACATTGAGGCCGGCAATGTTGCATACAACAGCCTTCTTGCTATTACCCTGCTCAACAGATACGCTGCCGGTGTCAAAGTTCTCAATAGCGCGAATAGTTTCGAGCTCTTGATGAAGCTTGCAAATGTCATTCCACAAGCTCACGCGACCGCTTGCGTCGTTCGGTACAACGCCGAGATAGCGAGTAGCGAACATGACAGCAACGTCATTTGCAATCTGGTCACAAACGCGGATAGTCTGATTAGACTGGAAGTCTGCGCCCTTTTCGTCGGAGATAGTAGTAAGCGAGTTAATATCCTCGAGTACGCGAATCTCGCCGTTGACGTTGTGGAACATAAACTTACCAGCCTTGATACCAGCCTCAAGCTCAGCCTGAGTATAGTCGACGTTGATAGTAAACTCGCCGTCGTACTTCTTATTGGTATTAGACTTGTTAACCGCACAGCCGGCCTCAGCGCCAGCTACCCAGTAAACGAGGCCATACGCAGGAGCATTTTCATCGTGAACAGTGTTCTCAACGTTGATAATGCCCTCATAGTCTCCGGCAGTCTTATAGACAACAGCCTTAAACTTAGCGCCGACCTCATCACGCATACGCTTTGTGAATGCGTTAAATACGCTGATAGTCTCAGCAGAATCAGTCGGGCAGCAAAGAGCGTGGAAGCTATAAGCCTCAATCTTGTCGAGGAATGCCTGATACTGAGCGCCCGTAACAGCTGCGCCGTCAGTGCCGTTCTCCAAAGGAGTTGCAGCAGTTGCTGCAAGAGTTGCAGAAGTCTTAAAGGTTACGTAGTCGTTAGCTACGAGGTCCTTAGCACTTGCTACCGTCTGAATATCAACGAGAGCAGTACCGAGGAGAGTGGAAACGTCCCACTTTGTAGCGTCGTCCACATTCTTTGCGATAACGATTTTAATATCGTTGCCACGAGTGCCGACGTACTTGGCCGTTGCGTAAGTGTTGGTCGCAGCCGTGCCACCGTTATCAAGTCTGAAAACGTGAAGCTGGCTGGCGTTCTTAAAGAGCTCTCTGACAGGAAGCATTTCCGGCGCGTCAGCTGCGAAGCCGAAAATTTTCTGACAGTTTTTCTGGTAGTCCGCGTTAGTCACGGTGAACACCGTACCGGTAGGACCCCACTTAAGCACGAGAGGGACTGCTACCGTGCCACGCTCCGACAAAGCGGAAGCAGCACGAGAAGCGCTGGAAAAATTGACGTAATAACCGGGCAAAACCTTATTTTGCGCGGTGAAAATTCCGCCACCAAGTGCCATATTAGTTCACCTTGCCTTTCATAAATTTTTCGATTCGCGCCTCTACTTCGTCGATAGTGTAGGCACGATTCTCCTCCAAGATAGCAGTTAGCAGGTCGCGACGAGTTGCATACTTCGCGGACTGCAAAATCTGCTCTTTGGAATAAGTTGCTGCCTTTTCAGCAGCGATGTTTTCTTTTGCCATAAAGCTTAACCTCCTTGTGTGATTTCAAGGCTTTCCATCGGCTCGCCGATTTCACCTCGGCGAACGTAGTGCGTGTATCGCACGTAAAAGTGCAGCACGTTGTCAATCACCTCAAAATCCATTCCTGTTCCACGAAGTAGGTCGCCCTCAGGTAAAGATATAACATTGAGGAGCAGACTCAACGTATCTGCTACCGCGTAACATTCCTCGCGTCCCTTTTTGGGGAAATACAAAACGTCGAAAAGCGGCGTCCTTTTGTACCGCTCTCCGACGATTTGTTGCTGTGAGGAAGTCATAAGAATAACGTTGAAGTCGCCGGGCTTTAAGCCTTGCTGTACTTCATCGTCGAAAATCTGACTCTCGGGCCACTCACCATGCAAGGCGAGCGTAATGCCGTCGAGAATTTTTTGTGTGCTTATCTCAGACATTAAATACCTCCTTAAGCTTTGCTTGAAGCTTGCGCTCCAGTATGGCTGGGGTCATTTGTCGCAGCTTTTCCTCAGAGATGGTAAGCATATAGCGACCGGGTACCCAACCAGCGCCTCCGCGTGTACGGTGCCCGTATTCTACGTAGGACGCGTATTCGACCGGATTCACTATCTCAATAGTGTAATTGTTACCGGACTTTGAGACGTGTAAGCTTTGGGCGTACTGAACAGCATTTTGACCGCTTTTAGCACCCCAGCCTCTACGAAGTGTACCGCCTTTCTTTCCGGACGACTTAGGGTATTGGCCCACAGGCGTCTTAGGAATTACCAAGGCCAGAAGTCTCGCTGCAAGCTCTCGGCAGCAGGAGCGACAAAAGGCGTCATAATCAGGACCGAGCAGCTTATTCATATTCTGCTGGAGCTTTTGTAGTTGTCGGTAGTCAGCCGAGCCCCACTTTGCCATTATGCGTACTCCTCAAAGAGCTCAAGCATAATTTCCTGATGGACGCTGTAAACAGCAGGCTTACCGCTTGCACGGTAGCTCTCCGTTTTTCCTTCCTGCGTGACTACGATTTTCGAGCCTTCGGGAATAATAACGTCTTTTGAGATAAACAACTTGATGACCTGCCGCACCGCTGCGGCCTCACTCTGAGGGCTTGTCGCGGATATGCTGCTGTAAGAAACGCGGCAAGGCTCATTCTGGAGCTTTAGGACTTCTTTCTGGACCGTTCTGCCGGTACCTTCATCAGTAGTAGGCTCTTGCACAAAAAGGTCACAGGAGCCGTCCCAGAGCTTCATAATTGCGTCTTGATATGCGTTACTTACCATACAAGCCTCCTAAATCTCGCAAGCTGCACTTCGTCAAGGGTCGTAAGAGCCTTAATCAAAATATCGAGTCGCTGCTCAGGTGAAGCGGCGCCGCCGAGTGAGACGGAGGTATCGCCTTCTTTAATCTGCGTCGCGACGGCACCGAAGTCAATGTCAAAGCCCTGCAAGGCGCCTGTACCTTTTTTCGCAATAAAAAACTCACCGACCGCCAAACGCGCCGTGAGTTCAGTAAGCTCAATAGGTATGCACCTAATATTGCAGTTGTTTTTGATTGTAGCTTCTGCCGTCTGAACAGAAAAACCGAGCAGCCAGTCGTCGCCTTCCTGCATGTCATAGCCGAAAGAGGAAAGCAGCTTGCCGACTTCGTAAAGGAACGCAGGGCCGAGGCTGGACATATTCTGAGCTATCTGAACGAATCGCTCAATACGCTCTTGAATAGTAGCCATAGCCTATACCTCCCTTAGCCCTTAGAAATGATACGAGCAATCGGAATTGCCTTGTGATTGATGTAAGAGCGTTCGCCCTCAGTAGCTTCGCCAGAGTGTACCAGTGCCCAGTTAGCACCGTTCTCAAGCTCAGCAGCAGTAGGAGACAAAGAGGCCTGAGCCTTCTTTTCATAGGAAATGCCCTTAGGAGCAAATACCTTTCTCTGACGAGAGTAGAGAGTGTCCTCGCCGCCGTTGGTCTTGGGGTCTCTGCTCATCTCGTAAGGTACCTTAGCACCAATATCCTCGAAGCTGATAGCGCCGGCGCCCAATACGTAAGTAGTATAAGTGC